TAGTTTTACTCCTTAAGGTTTTTAATAACCTTATCAAAACACTGCACAAAAGTATCTTTAATTTCTTCTTCATCTGGATTGTATTCTTCCTCTTCTACTTCTTCTACTTCCTCCTCATAAACATCATAAGTAAATAATATGAGCATTTCTTTACCATCTTCCTCTACCCTTACTTCTAGCTCACCATCATTGTGTAATTCTTCCATCATTTCTTTGTCAAAATGGAAGTGATAATCGTGATCATCATCTGAATAATATTTTTTTTCTTTTTTCATATTTTTTTTATCTATTTGTTCTAATTTTTTTATTGCCCACTCAACTCCACTTGTTCCTCCCCAAGCATCCCACATAATACCCCCACAACCTTCATCATAAGGTACATCTTTATGTTGCTGATGTCTTTTAAATGATGCCATACGAGCAATAGTATCTCTACTTAATTTTTCCCTATTTGATAATTGCCTAGCTCTTGTCCAACCTATGATAGTACCACAATCACTACCATTTTCTTCTTTGTATTTTATTGCTCTCTTTGCGTTATTAGTTGCTTCTTGAGGATAGTCATTATAAGTTTCTTCTGCATAATAGTCTTTATTATCAGACTCACACTCTGATTTGCTAGAATACTGGCAATCACCTGTTTCTCCCCACCTCCACCTTCCTTCTTCGCATTCTTCGCAAGGCATAATTTCTATTTTTTTATTTTAATTAAATTAATTTTTAAGCTGTAACCATTACAAACTCAATATCTATATCATCAGCTAAAGCACTTGATTGACCTGATATTAATTGAATATCTACAAATGTTGCTGCTCCTGTAGCACCTGAAGGAACATCTACACCATTATCCATCAATAAGAAGCTGCTTGCTGGTAAAACATTTAAAGCTACATATTCTGTTCCATTATAAACTCTAAGATTTAATGTATTTGCAGAATCTAAGTTTGTAATTCTAAAGTATTTATAATTAGCTTTAACTACCTGACCTTGACCATCAGCAGTTGATAATCCTAATATGTCAGTCCATACAGGAGTTCCTCCACTCCTACCTGCAATACTCATAACTCTTTGAGATACTTGACCATTACTAACATAAGTCTTATTCATTGTATTACCATAATCAACTCCATTAAGAGTGTAATTCTCTGTTATTGTAACTGTTAAATTTGAAGGTACTATTGTTGTTGCCATTTTTTTTCTTTTTTATGTTGTAAATATTTTTATTATTGCTCCTATAGTGATAGTGTATATAACCCACATTGCTCTAACCAAAACCTTTCTCATTGCTGTGTTTCTGTTAACTCTAGCAGTAACACCAGTATCAGGATTTAATAATCTTTCAGTTAGCATATCTAATTTTGAATCTATATTGTCTATTTTGCCATTTACAGCTCCTATATCTTTTTTCATTGCTATTAACTCTTCTCTAGTTGTCATAACTTAAAGAAAGAGTGCTTGAAAAAAACATTGTTGCTGAAGTGTCATCATTCTTAACAACAGGTATTATAATATCTCCCTTTAATAATGTGTTATTTGCTTCTGCTGTCATATCAACATCAAATGTTCTAACTGCATTGTTACCAGAACCTGTAATAGATACTTCTTTTAAAACTGTTATAGCTAAAGCTACAGAACTATCATCAACAGGAGTTACCTTCCATAAAGTTAAATTACATACATCAGAAGTTGTATTTGTAACAATTCCAGTAAATCTAGTTAGATTACAGGCATCAGTAGATACATATCTACCATACCTTAATGCCTGTTGTGGGGTAGCAGTTGTTGCTGTTGCACTCCCATAATCTATTGATAATTTACCTTCAATATTATTACCGACATCTCTGTGTAAAAAGTAATTTGTAGAACCAAATGTAGAAGTACCCATAAACCTAACATTAGAAATCTTAAGTATATTTTTAGGAATCCATGCTAAATTTCCATCAGTACCAGTAGCTGATGATCCTGAGTTTTTGCTTAATACAGTATCATTAGTAGCATTTTCAAATCCCTTAGGATTATGCCTATTTATATCACTTAGATTTTTATGTTCGTTTGCAGCCATTTATATATTTTTTTTTAACAGTCAGGACAGTAATTTCTCCAGCTATTATATCCATTAAAATTCCCTAAAGGTCTTGTGTATATACTATCGTACATTATTATTCCATGATTCTTATAAGTAGTTACATTACAAGGAGCATTAGCAGTGTATGTAGGGTAATCAGCACTATTAGCTGAATCATTTAGAAACTCTAACATGTCCTGTAGATATATCTCAGACTTTCTGTAAGTATCTTGCTTATAAGCGTTTAAATCAGAAGGATCAATTATAGTTGCAAATTCATCAATATTATGAACAATACCCATACTACTACTATTACTCTGTACTTCAGTTATAACCTCAAATCTAGTAAACCAACATAGTGTTCTAATTAAGAAGTCATCCATTAAAGTTTGATTTGCTTGAGTAAGACCACCTGATGCTGGAAAATCTCCAACATTATTCTGTGTTTTTAATTCTTCATAAAACTTTTTACCAATAGCAGACTTTAAATGAGCTAACTCAGTAAGAAGTATAGTGTTAGTTGATATTAAAGCAGGATCAGTATTAGCATTAGTAAAACTATTACTTATAACCTCTTCTGCAGTTGCTAGTGTTTTATATTGGTTTACATTTGCCATAGTTAATCTTCTTTTTCAGTTACAGTTAAATCACCTGCTTTATCATCACCAACCCCATCAGCATCATCATCTCTAGTTACAATAATTTGCTCTCTATCTGTCAAGAACATATCACCCTCAACAAGCATTGGCAAATCTTCATCTAATAATCTTCTTTGCTCATTAATTGTAAGTATTTTAGATGGGTCAATCTGAGTAGCAAAGCTAATAGGTGGCTCATAGTGTATCATTAAATCTTCAGGTAAAAAACCTAACTCTCTATATAATATATTCTTAATACCATCTAATAGTAAATCAGAAGTATCTTTAATTACAGTAGTCATTGCTAAATCATAAGCAATTCTAATCTCACTACCTGTATTATTCATCTTGCCACTTGAAACCAACCCACTTAATGAAGGCTGCCATCTGTGAGCAGTTACAATATTTTGGTCAGTTATTCTTTGTAAATCTATCCAACTACCCTCCTGATCATCTTTTATAATAGATACATTAGCTGGTGCAGTATCACCATTCTTAACGATAAACATAATTTTACCATTATTTCCCTCTCCAACAAACTTTTGTTGTGCTGCATGAACTAATTTCTTTGCTTCCTCCTCACCCATATCTCCAGCAATCTCAACTATTGCAGATGGTTGGAATCCATTTTTAAATTTTGTATGATTCCATTTGCCAATCTCATAATCTACAGCAATATGCTCTAAGGCAGCAACATAATCTGGTAATCCGTAAAATGAAAATGTAGGTTCATAATCTTTAAATTGAAGTATAAATCTATTCTCTCTAGCATCTGGATAAATAGGTATTATACTTAATTTATCTTTCATTGTATTGTACTTTGCCCAATCAGGATGTACATATGCCTCTTTCTTATTTTTAGACATCCTAACTGTAGTTGCATCAACATGATATAGATTTAATCCACCATCATATAAAACACCTTCTAGATATGCATTTCCAAATGTATAATAGTCTGAAGCTAATTTCTTAAAAATCTGTCTTAATGATTCTCCATCAGCATTAACATCTTTTATGAAGTCTGTAATGTCTTGGTTATTACTAACGAATTTAGCACCACTCGTAAAGATGGTTTTTTGAGCTAGCACACTTCTATGCGTACTACTCTTTCTCTTTAACTCTGCTAAATACTGAGGAAATAGGTTGTTTGTACCGAATGGTATAAACTTAGTCCTAATCTTAGATAAGTCTTGAGGCTCTTCAATATTTTGAGGTACTGATAAATTAAAAACCCCAAACTCAAATGTATTTTCCTTATTAGTCTGAAGTTTTGCTTGACTTTTTGTCTTTTTTCTTTGGCTCATCTTTAGTTTTTGTAGTTGATAATTTCTCTACTAATTTAGTCAATCCTAAATCCTCATAAGCATACGCTAACTCCTCTTGAGTTGCTGTAGCCCATTTAATAACAAAACCATCTTTATAAGTTTTCCCTGATGATTTAGTTGCTTTATATTTTGCCATAATTGTATATATCTTTAAGTGTGATAAATCTACAACATTTTTTCCACAATCACACATATTATCAGAAAGATATTAATAGGAAAATGTTATAAACTTTTTACGAAACAAGTTCAACCTATAAATATATCTTTAATTTTACTAAGCTGCTGTTGTTGCAGTTAATGCAGCAGTGTCAACAGTTATAGTACCTATATATTTTCTAGGTAATTCAAACTGTCTTGCCATTAAGCTAACTGTAATTCCATCTTCATCAGAATAAGCAGCACCACTACCACCCTCTATAGTAGCCATGTTTAAAAATGTTTGACTTTTTGAAGCTACATCTTCATTAGCATATTTTTCACTAACACCTAATACAAAAGCATTACCATTAGTATCTATAGCTATTCCCATCATACATTCAGTAAGTAATTCCTGAACTGCATGAAAAGAAGCTGACTCCATTTGTGGAATCATAAAAGATAAACCACACTCAAATGCAGTTGATCCATTTTCTTTTGTTGCACTTATTGTTAATGCTGGAGTTTCATTTTTAAACTCATACACAAACCATGCTGCTGCCGATCCACCTGTCAGAATACTGTCTATATCATGCTCACCTGCAGCATTTCCATAAACAATAGCATCTGTAGCATTCCAGCTTCTTAGAAGTATTTGTGATATACCCCCTGTTGATTGTAAGTTTGAACAAACAACCCCTATACCTGTATCTATTGCCATTTTATTTTTATTTTATAATTATTTAAAAGTAATTAAGAGAGTGCTTTTACACACTCTCTATTATTACATTATTGTTATATTAAAAGTCCCCATTGAACAAGAGAAGAATACAAGTACTGTACACCTAACTTGAAGTAGCCTCTAAAGAACATTTTTTCTTCTAAATCATCATAAAATACTTTGAAAGAACCTTCTGGGTCAGTTACATCAGAACCTATAATTAAGTTCTCAACTGCACAATAACATACACCATTATTAAAGTTCGCACCACCATTTACAAATAAATCAGGGTTAGTGTCTGCTAAGATAGTATCCCATTCGTACATAGCTACAATCTCAACACCTCTAAACATTACTCTAGGCATTCCATCTACTGTGTTAGCAATTGCTAAAGAAGAACCATTACCTTCTAAGTTTGCCATATAAGCATTGTAAATCTGTGGAGTTACAAAAATCTTCTTTTCATTTGCAGGTACTTGTTGTAATGCTGCTGCTGCACCATCATAAACATTAGTAATTAAACTCATTGCATCTGCTGCTGTTGGTGCTGCTGCAGTTCCGTTAAAAGTAATTACAGTTTCAGCCTTCATTAATTCCATCCAACCATCAAAAGCAGTATAACCTGCTACTGCACCTGCTACATCACCACCCCATGCTAATCTTACTACATCTTGTGCGATACCTTTTACAGCTCTGTTTACGATTGCATCTCCTAATTGAGTTCCCTCAACATTCATTACATCTGCACCATTTCGGTACATTTCCTCAATATAAGTTCCAAAGAACTCATCAGTACATTGCTCTAAAGCAACTCTACATCTACCTGCAGTAATTACTTTA